ATGCAGGAGAGTATTCCGTGTTAAAAGATGAATATATAGAAAAATATATTATAGAATAGTTGTTTTTCTGCAAAATTTTTAATACCTTGTATATGTTATATAAGATAATTAATAAGATATAATAAAAAATATATTTAAATAAATATAATATTTAATAATAATTTAATTAACTATTAATAATAATAATTTTAAAAAGGTTACCTATGTTAAATGCTGAACAGATTGCTAAAAACTACGAAAAACACTTAAAAATCATTGATACCTACTTAGGAGGTCGTGCTATTGCTTGTAAAGAGATGTTAAAGCATATGGAGGATAACTATGTAATGGCTCCTGCTAGTGGTAAGACTTGGTATCACAATGCTTTTGCAGGTGGATATGTAGATCATGTTAATAGAGTAGTACAATATGCTGTAGAGCAGTCTAGATTATATGAAAAAATGGGAGGTACTTTAGATTATACTGAAGAACAATTGGTATTTGCCGCTCTCTTTCATGATTTAGGTAAGATAGGAGATGGAGATACACCGAATTATATTCCTCAGACAGATAAATGGAGACAAGATAAGCTTTCAGAAATGTATACTTACAATCCAGATCTTCAATTTATGTTAATACCAGACAGATCTTTGTTTATTTTACAGAAATTTGGAATAAAAGTAGACCAGAAAGAGTTTTTAGGTATAAGATGTCATGACGGAGTGTTTGATAAAGCTAATGAAGCTTACTTTTTCAGTAATGTTGAATCATCTAGACAGAAAACAGCTCTTATCTCTGTTCTACATACAGCAGACTTCTTAGCTTCTAAAGTAGAATACGATATGTGGAAAAGAAACGGAGGAAGTTCTAAACCTTCAGTACAGAAAACAAAATCAACAACTGGTAAGAGAGTAAATTCTTCACCAGGATTAACTAATATGCTTAAAAACCTATAATATGAATTGGAATCCTAGAACATTTTACATAATAGTAACAATTTTAGTTGCTTTTTCCGGAATTTTATCGTATATTACATATAACCTACTAAGAAAGGTAGAGAATTACCAAGATATTACTAATAATCAATCGCAATACCTGGTAAAAGTCTCTTCTTTAATAGTAGATTCACAAAAGCACCTAAACAATCTTGACGAACGTGGGGTTTTCAAGTCTGATGATGAGGTCGGTTATTTTTTTGAAAATATAAAACTGATACAAAAAGAGTTGGATAAGTACCAACTACCCGAAAACTATGCCAAGAAAGAAATCAAAAGCTAATTACTTTACAAAAGAGACAGAAGAATATATAAACAGGTATAACTCTTCAATAGATACCGAATACCGTAATAAAATATTCACAGAACATATATACTACCCGTTCTATAAGCTAGCAGAGAATATAATTCATACATTTAAATTTTATTATACAGATGTTGATAAGATTGAAGATCTTAAACATGAAATAGTTTCTATGCTTTTAGAAGAAAAGATTATGAAGTTTGATAAGGATAATGGAGCAAAAGCTTATTCTTATTTTGGAACTATAGTAAAAAGGTGGTTAATAAATTACAATAATAAAAATTATAAGAAGTTAAAGAAGATCGGGAGTTTTGATGATATGGAAGACTCGTACGATACTCCATTTTGGAAAAACGAAGAAGACTCTATATCACTCAGCCAATTTCTAGATACATACGTAGAAGAAGCATATGTGGACTTAGAAAATAACTTCCCTAAGGAAAGCGAAAGAAAGATAGCAGATGCTATTTTAACCATATTCAAAACAAGACAGGATTTAGATATCTTTAAAAAGAAAGCTCTGTATATATACATAAGGGAAATGACGGATTGTGAAACTCCACACTTAACTAAAGTAGTAAATAAGTTAAAAACACACTTCTATGTTTTATTTGATAAATATAATGATGTAGGTTTAATTCGTACAAAAGAACTTTAAATCTATTTATATATAAAAACGTATGAGTACTGATAAAGAAATTTTTAAAGGTAAATCATTATCTGATCTTTTTGGTGAAATCTACGATAACTCAAAAGAGACAAAATCTCAAGTGAAATCACTTATTGGAGAACTTAAACCTCTAATAGAAAACATTGGCGATGCAACATTAATAGTACCTATGATTAAAGAGTATATGGAGATAGGTGTTAAAAATGACGATGCACTAGTTAAACTAGCTACCATTATACAGAGAATGGAAATAGCTCAAACTAAAGGTGGTGGAGAGGATATGTTTAACTTCGAAGACCTTCAATCACTACTTGAAGAATCAGAAGATATCCAAGAAGAGTTAATAGATAAACAAGAGGGTAACGATAAAGAAGAAGAGTAAAGTCATGAGTAAAAAAGGACCGGACTTAGGGACTGATGAATTTGATACACTGAGTAAGCCTGTTAGGGTTATAGACGTAATAGTAGATAAAGATCATCCAAGATATGAACTCGCTGGAAAAGCAGCAGGTGTAGGAGGTATATTCTATAGAGAGCTAGGACTGTCTCATGATAGTTCTGAATCTGGAGAAGAAGCATTTACAGGTTTCGCCCATCCGTTAAATCCTAACATAACTACACTCCCACTAAAGAATGAAATAGTATTCTTAATTAAAGGTCCAAACAAAATAATAAGCACTTCAGGAGACAACGATGTAGATTACTACCAGACAGTTTATAAGATATTTAATCATCCCCATGTCAATGCTTATCCGGTATATGATGCCGCAGACGCAGAGGTAGATATTCAAGATGGAGTAAATCTAAACCCAGAAATCGCTCCTTTACAACCATATCCAGGGGATACTATTATAGAAGGTAGATTAGCACAGTCTATACGTATGTCAGGAGGGCTTTCAGAAATAAACCCACTAACAGATGAAGATAATATTAATGACCCGTTTATTCTAATAAGTAATGGACAGACTAATACAAATCTAAACAAAAACGGTATATACCATCTAATAGAGAATATAGATAAGGATCCTTCATCTATATATTTAACATCTAATCACATAATACCAATTACACTAGCTAATTCAAAAAGGGATAGCTATGATGATGTACCAGACTCACCAACTAAATACCAAGGAGAACAGGTAGTTTTAAATGCAGGAAGGTTAACCTTTAATGCTAAGACAGATGATATATTAATATCAAGTGCTAAATCAGTAGGAATAAATACAAACACAGTAAACGTAGACGCAAGCGACTATCTATGTATAGACGCACCTAAAATATTTTTAGGATCTAAAGCACGTGAATATAATAACGAAAAGAAACAACCGGTGATGAAAGGTCACGAGGTTGAGCAATTTCTTAGCGATACCATAGACATACTTAAATCTATGTGTAACGCTATGCAAGCAGCCTCAAACGGAGGAGGACCAGTAGTAAGTTTAGTAAAAGAAGGTATGTCGTCTTTAGTGAGACTAGAACAACAACAATCTCTTATAAACCCAAGCGGGAAGTTAAATCTGAAATCAACTAAAACCTTCGTAGAATAATGCCGTGTACTATCCCTCCATCGCAACTAGGCCTTTTTATAGGCAAATTAATAGGTAAACTAGAAGGGCTTATTATGGCACAAGTAACTAAGTTAATAGCTAAAGTACTTCAAGAGCTACTAGGTAATTTCTGCCCAGACTTATCTATATTAGAAAATATACTAAAGACACGAGATTCTTTAATTAATAAGATTACATTAGTTGAAAAGAAGATTGAACCTATAGCAGCATTTGCTGATAAATTAGATCCTCCGATAAAAGCAGCAAAAATAATTATAACATTACTAGAAATGCTACCAGTTCCAGGTACTATTGGATTACCTCCCGGACCAGGTGGTGGTGTGATATATTCTATTTCTGTAGGAAAACAGAATAGATTAGCCCAGCTGTTAAATATAGCATGTAAGATAGTAGAGATGTTAGAGCAAGATCAGAAAGCTATTAAATACGTAACAAACTCTGCATTAGCAACAATGACACCAGTTAAAGCAAAATTAATGAGCTTAGACTTTAAATTATTTACATGTGTAGATAAATTACCTCAAGATCAAAAAGACCATATTATGTCTGTAATAGAAAACTTACCGTCAAATGTAGGTCTACTTGACGAAAAATC